CTTACGGTCCTCCAGAGTCCTTTAAGGCTCACCCTCGAGAGAAGGATAGTCTTATGCCACGGTCAAATACCTACCATTTTGAAAAAGATGGTGGAACCTCAGGTCGCTTTACCACCTTTGCGGATACATCTCCCGGAGGCTCTGTTGATTTCTTCAGAGCCACTAGGGATGATACGCAAGGGGAGCGAGGAGGCATCTTCACTACTAACAAATACTATAGTGAAGGTGGTATTATCAACCTTGATTGGACGGATTATTACGCTCCATGGTTTCACAACTATGTTTGCGATTTTGTCCGTTCATTCTCGGAAGATTGGACCGGTCATATGGCTACTAACTCGCCTTCCAGTGTTGAAGTCGCTTTACAAACTGTAAAGCGTACTTCGCCTTCTCGTCCACGTGTGGACTTGGGGCAAAACATTGGAGAGTTAAGGGATTTCCCTCAACTCTTTCGTTCAGCTGGAAAACAGCTGCTTGATGTTCGAAAACCAGGTAGACTTGGTAAGTCGCTTGTCCCTGAAAAGGGGCAACCTGGTATCGACTCTGCAGCTGAAGCCTTTCTCAATCTTGAGTTTGGCTGGAAACCATTGCTGAGCGACGTTAAGAAATTGTTAGACTTCGGTGCCCAGATTGATAAAAGGGTCAAGGAGCTTAACAATCTTAAACGTAAAGGCGGTTTAAGGAGAACTACTCGGTTCGGTAAGAAAAGTGACAATTATGAATTTGTCACTGATTACGATGGTTTTGCCACCGTCCAAAGTGTTCATCGGCTCATTCAAGTGCCGATTCACATTAGGACTACCGAACGTGTTTGGAGTTTTATTAACTGGTTTCCCGAAATCGAGTTACCAGAGAACTCCGCGAGTATGCGAAAGCTAGCTAGGAGGGCGGTATATGCTATCGAAGCAGATGCATCTACTGCCTGGGAGTTATTCCCATTTTCTTGGCTAGCGGACTGGTGTACGAATATTGGTGACCTTTTGGTCGCCTCTCGTAACATCATTCCAGCTTCACATGGCTTTATTCAAGTCATGCGCAGCTTTAACACCGTGTTGCAGACTCCTGGGTGGGATGACGGAAATGGTTTAACCATGTCCCCAATCTTCATCCAGCATGAGTCTAAAACTCGGCGTATCGCGTCTCCATCCTTCGAAGCCCACTTTCCTTTCTTAGACGCTAGGAAAGTGTCGATCTTAGGTTCTATAGGGCTACTGAAGTCCAAAAGTAGTAGGACCTTCGGTATATAACAACCCTGTAGAACCAAAAGGACTAGACTATGTTCTCAGATACGCTTGCCCTCACAGTTGAGGGATCTCCTGTTTTACTCCACAAAGTAAACCAAGACAAATACTCTTCGGAGTATGTGAACTTGGGATATGCTGTGGAATACAGGATGTTCATCCGTAATACCAACTATGTGGCTAAAGACCGCGGTGGGGTGATCGTTGATCGCCACAACGTGGAATTTATTACCACATGGTTGCCTACGGACGAAGCGCCTCGCAAAGTTTTCAAGGTTTTCTTTGTGTTCGAAATGGAACGCAGAGTTAACGCTGATCTCAATGCGGGTGCGCTCGTACAAGCATTGTTTACTGCTTTCTGTGCCGAAGACGTGACCGTCGCAAGCGACGCGATCGAATCCGGCGAAGGCATAAACAAGCTGATTGGCCTCGAGTCCTGAGTTGGACTTTAGGCTGGTACGGGTTTGAATCCGTACTTACGGCGTTGTATTGCCGACAATCAGGCAGGCATCTGAGGCAAGGATTACTACCCACCTAGTAATAGGAGATAGTATGAAAAGCCTCGTTAATAGTCTGTCCGACATCGCATACGGTATCATAAAAGATATCCGTATGGCATACCCGCGGTTGCGGGGGTTGGATCTCGATTGTGAGAGACTCTCCCGTAACTGTCAAAGTCGAGGAAAAGGGTTATTCACCCTTGACCTCCCATCCCTCGATTCCCTTTTGGTTAAGGGTCTTGAGGTTGGGCGCCTAGAACTGAGTGGACCGCTAAGTTGTGCGGTGTCACAAAGTATCAGAGTGCCGAGATTGTTCTCGGGGCTCTGGTTGCGCGTTTTTGACAATAACGCATGTCTAAGACCGGATGCCGATGTTAACTCCATATTGTTCCTAAGGCAATTATTTTGTCTTGGGAAGCGTATAGAGGTGCAATGCAGCCACAAACGCCTGTTGAAGGCAGTAAGGGGCTACCATGCCATCGAGCACGAACTCCGTCCGCCATCCCTTAAATGGGACAACGACGGCCTCGATCCTGAATCACGTCTTAACGACTTGCATCTTCTTGATGCTGTCCGCTATGACGGTCCACTTTTCGAAGGACAAAATCGTCCAACGGAACGTGGGATGCAGGATACCCTTAGACGTTGTCAGCAGGTTGCTGACCTCGTCTCAGCCGAACTCGGATTCTTCGAGTCAACCACCTATTCAGGTGAATTGCACGATAGTAATTCGAGAACGGGGTTTAGACATGGACCTGGAGCAGTTGCTGACCGGAGGGGATACGTAAATAAATACGAGTTCCCTCGTTGGTCAGCTAAGCTTGAAGAATGGTTTCCGTATCGTTTATGTGGCACAATTGCCTCAGATACGGAATCCACACCTCTGAACCATGAAGTCTCCTCGAGGCTTATTGCTGTTCCAAAAACAGCAAAAAGTCCGAGACTTATAGCAAGCGAACCCACTGAACATCAGTGGTGTCAGCAAGCTATAAGGCACTTCATGGTCAGCAAAATGAAGGCCATTTTTGGTCAACATTTTGTGTGCTTCGAAAAGCAAGAGCTTTCCGGAGAGATGGCACTTCAAGCATCCTTGGACCAATCATTGGCAACGATAGATTTATCGGACGCTTCTGATAGGCTATCTTGTTTCGTGGTTGAGAGGCTTCTTAGGAGAAATCCTTCGTTGCTACACTCACTTCACGCTGCAAGAACGAGGTACATCAGAGATGAAATATCTCCGAACAAATCCTTCATTAAATTGAAGAAGTTCGCCTCGCAAGGTACTGCGACCACGTTTCCAGTCCAGACACTAGCCTTTCTGATTATTGCCCTTGGTGTTTCCATCAAAGGTAAAGTCAGTTGGGCCGCTATCCGGCGGTTACGTGGCCAAGTCCGCGTGTTTGGTGATGATATTATTTTACCAAACACGAGGTATGCTGAAATGACGGATGTACTACACTTCCTTGGATTGAAGGTCAATGTGAATAAATCTTTTCACGTTGGCTTCTTCCGTGAGTCGTGTGGTGTGGATGCTTATAAGGGTTACGACGTAACCCCAACGAAGCCCCTTACCGTCATTCCCGATGGC